ATAACACATGAGCCTGATCTTAAAATATTGCAAGGTGTGATGTACGAATTAAACCGGCATGTTACGGGTATTCAAATGGTCATGGGTGGGTTTTCCGATTCAAACGAAACGGAGCTGTATTATTGGGGACGAATGGCATCCTATTTCACCAATGATAAAAAGTTACCGCATACAATAATCAGAGGGATTGAGGTTTCTAAGTATTACAATATGTTTCGACATGCTGACATTATGCTGATTCCTTTGGTGAAAAACAATTTTAACGCTTACAAGTCAAATATAAAAATATTGGAGGCGGCAGGCAAAGCGCTCCCGGTCATTTGCTCAAACGTTCACCCATATATAGGCTTTCCGTCCGATGTGGTCAATTACGCAAAGGATCGCAAAGAATGGCTGCGACATATTAAACGGCTTGTAAACGATGAATATTTGCGTAACGAACAGGGCATTCAACTGCATGAATATTGCTCAAAGCATTACAACTTTTTCGAAATAAACGAAAAGAGACGAAACGCTTTCCTGTCTTTACTTTCATTGTAAAATGTCCGATTTTTTACATCCTTAGTATTTAGGGGTATGAAGAATCCGATTGAATTATTGCAAGAAGTTAAAAAGCTTGTTTTTCAAGAAGAAACAATGCCAGCTCCGTCTTATTCACTAGAGGACGGAACAAAAGTATTAATTGACAAATTAGAGGTTGGCGGTGTTGTAACACTAGAGGACGGATCTCCCGCACCTGTTGGTGAGCATACGCTTGCTGATGGCAGCAAAGTTGTTTTGGCTGAAGGCGGTGTAATTGCCGAAATCATGCCGAAAGAAGTTGAGGAGAAAGTAGAAATTGAGATTGAAAGTAAAGAAGACGAAAAGAAGAAAGAAGAAGAGGAAATGAAAAAGAAGATAGCTGAAATGGAAGGTAGGTTTTCGGCTTATGATGCTTCTTTTTCTGCTTTACAATCTGAATACGAAGGTCTCAAAGCTGCTTTTGGTAAGCAAGGCGAAGCAATGCAAGGTCTGATCAACTTAGTTGAAACATTGGTTAACGTTCCTTCACAGGCTCCGGCTGAAGTACCTAACAACTTCAAAAAGGTTAGCGTTCAAACAAAGGCAGATCGCATTCGCAATTATTCGAATTTCGTTTCACAATTTAAAAACAAATAAAGATGGCTTTTTTAGTAACTGGCCTTACGGCTTATGTAGAGCAAAATGAGCAACAGCTTGTTTCTCAGTCGCTGTTTGAGGCGAGAACTCAACAGCTTATCGTTTCTGAAGGAAATGTAATGACCGGAGTGAAAGGCTCTGAAACTGTTAACAGAATGGATACTGATGTATTCTTTCAGGATGACAGCTCATGCGGGTTCGCAGCAAGCGGAACGACAGAATTCACTCAGCGCACGCTTACAACGGGCAAAATTAAGACGCAAGAAATCCTTTGTCCAAAAGACCTCGAAGGAAAGTATCTGCAAAAGGCGCTCCCAGCTGGATCGAATTACGATACAATGGCCTTCGCTCAAGATTATACAAACCTGAAAACTGGCAAGATTGCAGAAGCTATTGAGGTTGCAATTTGGCAGGCTACAGGTTCAGGATATGGCGGTACTAACGGACTTTTAAATAAGTTCAAAGGCATCAAGCAGTTGATTACAGATGCAAGCACAACTCCTGTAAATGCAAACGTAACTGGCTTTTATGGTTCAGGTGCGCCAATTACCGGCATTGATACTGCTGACAAAGCAAAAGCGGCTGTACTTGCAGTTGTTAAGGCTCTCCCTGCAAAGATCAAAGGAAAGTCAGATGTTCGCATTTTCTGCGGATGGGATACTTTCGATCTGTTGATTGCTAAGTATGTTGATCTTAATCTCTTCCATTACAATTTGGGAAGCGATAAAAACGAGCCTACTGCTGAATTTACCGTTCCGGGTACATCTTACAAAGTTATCCCTGTACATGGTTTAACTGGTACTGATGACATCTATGCTTTCAGAATGAGCAATATCTTCTTAGGGGTTGATTTGCAGGGTGAAGAGGATCGTTTTGAAATGTGGTATTCTCAAGATGATCGCAACGTGAAGTTCCATTCTTCGTTCAAAATCGGGGTGCAGTTCGCCTTTATGGATGAGATCGTTAAGTTCGAAGCGTAATTAATTAATCACTAAGGGAGGGGAAAAACTCCTCCCTTTTTAAACCATACATTATGCCCTGCGCATTAACACAAGGATATAGTTTAGATTGTAAAGATTCAGCCGGTGGTATTACAGAAGTTTTCTTTATTGAAGAAAGCAACGTGTCAAGTATTGCAACTTCATCTGGTGTAGTTACCGGATTGACAAAAGCAAGCGGAAAGCGTTTTTGGAAATATGAACTTCCGAAAGAAACAGGAAACTTTACACACAATCCACAGGTTTCAACTGAAAACGGAACTTTGTTCTTTGAGCAAAACCTGACTATTGTTGTAAATAAACTTTCAGCTGCTATCAATACTGAACTTAAATTGTTGGCTCAGAATATTTTGATCGCTGTTGTAAAGGATAACAACAATAAATATTGGATGCTCGGAAAGGAAAGAGGTTTGGACATGGGCGCATCTGAAAGCGGAAGCGGAACAGCATTCGGAGATCGTTCAGGATATACTTTAAACTTTATGGGTAAAGAACCTGATTTTCTTTATGAAGTGAACAGCTCTGTTGCGGCTGCCCTCGAAACTGCTGGTTAATAAGTGATGTAAGATAAGCAAAGCGCCTGCCTGCAAATAGGCGGGCGTTTTTTGTTTCTACGTATTTATACAAAGATGATCAAATTAACAAAAGGAACTACTGCTACGATTTACGTAACTTTATCGGAGAAGCAAACCATAACGGATGCTAACTTTCTTTTTGTTTTTGAATCGCGATCCACAAACGAAAAGGTGAAATTCGTTTTGGTAAATAGTGCCGATCAAAGCCTTTTCAAAGATCGCTACAATCAGTTTACCTTTGTAGTGAATACCTACTTTGCAAGTAAGGAGGAGGGGTGGTTTAAATATACAGCTTACGAACAGGCCAGTCCTTCAAATACGAATGAAGCAAATGCAGGTGCTATTGTTGAGACTGGTTTAATGTTTCTTTCAGACGGCCAAGATGTAGCGACAACGAAATACGATAATCCAACAACTTACAAAATATACGATGCAGAGTAAAATCAGTTTCATAAAGTTTGCCGATGTAAAAGTTCCTGTAATGAAGGAGCTGCCCAATAAGGGGTGGGTGTTATTCGGAGAAGATAATAAGTTCCCAAATATGCTGCTTAATATGTTTAACAAAAGCAGCAAACATAATGGTATTGTTTTGGGGAAAGTAAATTACATCATCGGTAAAGGATTTGACAATGTTACGCAGGCAAATGCTTATGAGAATTCAAATGAGATACTGAAAAAACTCAGCTTAGATATTGAGGTTTTTGGTGGGTGTTATATTGAGGTGCAATATAATGAACTTGGAAAGATAGGTGCTTATTACCACGTACCATATCACAAAGTAAGATCGAGTAAAGATAACACTCAATTTTTCGTTAAGGACTGGGAGAGCTACAAAAAGAATGATGAGCCGAAGGTATTTGCAGCTTATAATCCGAATGAGGATGTTTCAATGCTTAAGAATCAAACGCAAATACTTTATTACAAAGAATACAGGCCAGGTGTTGAGACTTATTCCTACCCTGGCTACATGGGTGCTTTGAATGCTATTCAGACAGATATAGAAATAAGCAAGTACCATTTGTCAACAATCACAAATGGTATGTTTGCTTCAAAGATGATCAGCTTTTTTGAGGGCATCCCTACTGAAGAAGAGAAACGTGAAATAGAGAAAGGATTTAAGAACAAGTTTACCGGTAGTGAAAACGCGGGAAATATTGTACTGAATTTCGGAAAAGATCCGAATAAGCGTCCGCAAATGGACGATTTGAGCAGCACCGATCTCGACAAACATTTCGACATACTTGCAAAGAGTATTCAACAGGAATTATTTTCAGGGCATCAGGTTGTCAGTCCGATGTTATTCGGCATTCGCGTAGAAGGAACTTTAGGAGGCCGTAGTGAGATCAGGGAGGCTTATGAAATATTTAAGGCTACATATGCAAACGACAAGCAGCAAGCCTTAGAATTGCTATTTAAAGAGATAACAGGGGTTGAGGCAAAGATTATTCCTGTTGAGCCGATAGGGTTTGAATTTAGTGAGGCTACCTTATTACAGATTGCTCCGAAAAAGTGGCTACTTGAAAAAATCGGGATAGATCCGAATCAATATCCTGAGGTGGCTATTTCTGAAAATGTGCCTTCCACATCCGCACCTGTTAATGAGAATTTAAAGAACTTAAGCGGACGTCAATGGCAAAGCTTAACGCGTATTATCCGCAAATTCGAGAAAGGAGAGATCAGTCAAGAACAGGCAAAGCTATTATTGAAGAGCAGTCTAGGGTTGAATGATGAAGAGGTTAATACGATGCTTGCGATTGATAATGAACCGATGGAGTTTAGCTCACAGGAAAAGGATGCGCTTTGGCTTGATGCTCTTTCAAAGTGCGGTGTTTCAAAGCATGATTTTTTGATAGTTAAAAGTTCACGTTTCAACTTTGCAAAACATGAAAGCTTTGCGGATGTTACGCAAATCGAGACAAACGTTTTGGATCTAATTAGAAAGGATAAAAGAATTACACCTGAAGTTATTGCTGAAACATTAGACCTTGAAGTGGATAGCGTGAAAGAGATTCTTAAAAGACTTGAAAGCGAAGGGCGAATATCCGCAAAGGTTACAAAAGTCGGTCAGGATGAAATAATAGAACGCACACTTTCAGAGCCTTTATCAAAGCAAAGCGAACTGAAGCCAGAAACATTAGGTTTCAGAATAATGTATTCCTATGAGTGGCGGTCAGGGTTTGGTGCTTCTGACAAACCAACTCGAAGGGAGTTTTGCGCAAGGCTACAGGACATGAATAAGCTTTGGAGCCGGGCAGACATTGAAACATGGAGCCGCAGATTAGGTTATTCGGTTTGGGATCGTGGCGGTGGATGGTACACAGAGCCTGATGGAAGCCGATCAAAATCATGCCGACACGAATGGAGAAGAGTAGTTGTAATGGAAAAAAGATAACAATATGAGAGATATACTTTTTATCAGTCCTGAAAATATTTATGAGCGCAGTGCCGTTCATAAAAATATAGATAGCAAAATGATCGTTCCTGAAATTAAGGCAGCGCAGGAGATGTATATTTTGCCTGTTTTGGGGACGGCTCTTTATGAAAGACTTCAGGATGGAATTGACAATAGCAATCTAACAGCGGACGAAGAGATGCTAATTAAAAGCTACATTAGAGATACTTTGATTCACTACACTATTTCGGAGCTTGCGCCTGCTTTGTCTTTTCAACTATGGAATAAGGGACTAACACGCAAAACAACTGAAAACAGCGAAGCGGTTAGCAGTTCTGAAATAGATGATTTTACTGCTAAGTTTAAAAATAGAGCTGAATGGTATTTGGAAAGGCTGATAAGGTATCTTATTGAGGAGGCAGGCAGCGGCTCAAAATTTCAAGAATACATCAACCCGGGCAGCCGCGTTGATACTTTTGTTCCTAAGCGGACATCCTTCGAAATAGGTATTTATTTGGGGAATACAGATGTGAGTAAAAAAGAAATGCCTAAATGGTACAAATATGAGTTTTTATCCTGTTGCCGATGAGTTATACAAATAAAATTCAAAAGCTTCTCAAAGCCTATTTAAAAAAGCATGAGTCTAACGTTAAACCAAATAATCAAAAAGCTCCTAGAGATAGCAGCCGCACACAAACAAGTAAGGACGGCAAAGCACGTAAAAGCTGAAGACTTTGTTTTGTTTGATTATAAAGATCAGGAATACCCGGCTGTGTGGTATACATTAAATACTAGCGGCATAGTTGGTAAGGAAAAGACTTATCGCATCGTTGTTACCGTTGCCGACATTCACCACGTTGAAAATATGGATGAACTTGAGATGCAGTCAGATTGTGAGCTAATCGGGCATGATCTTTTGGCGCAGATTAGTTGGGATCTGCATGAGTGGAAAATGGAAAGGTCAACAAATTTTGAATATTTCAGACAAGGGCAGGAAGATATTTTGGCAGGTGTAACATTTGAGGTTAGTTTAAAATTGCCGATGCTTTACAACAACTGCCAGGTTCCTACAGATTACGAGCTACCAAATGGAAATTTCGTATATATTAATACAAATAGATTTATGACAGTTGCAGATTTCATAGTAGGTAGCGGTCAGCCGATGGTGCAGGGCAGTACTCAATATCAGAATAATCAGATGACAACTGCACCATTCGTTTTTATCGATGGTATTTTGCAGACTTATGTAGTGCGGTCTGATCGAAGATATATTTCACACAATGCAACAACACAAACAATAACAATAAACGGAGGTGTAAATGAAGGCGAAAATATTAGGATTCTTATGTAGTTTGATTCTTTTGGCGGCAAGCTCAAAAGGGCAAACGGTGGATGGTGTTTTATACACTAACTTTAATAATTATTATAAATGGCGCGGCGGTGCTTTTGATTCTACTTTACTCATTCCTACTATTGCCGCTTCGATTGGTCGCAGGCCGGGAGCGTTGCGTTACAATACAGCAGATAGTTCGGTTTATTCGTGGACCGGTACGCAATGGCGAAAGGTAGGTGACGGTGCGGCTGTTCCTACTTTGCAGCAGGTTACAACGGCGGGCAATAGTACAACTGATAGTATAATTTCAAGAGGTTTTATTGTGGATGGTATTACAACTGATTTTAGTATTGAAGAAGATGGAGCAGGCAGTGGACGAATAACATTAAAGCAAAGAGGCGGAAATTACGCGTCTGTTAAAACAGGAAATATATATATAACAAATACAACTACAAATAATTCAACTACAATTACAAAAACAACATCACCTTTTAATTTTACAAATACACTTCCCGACTCATCTGGAGTATTAACGCAACGTGTGGCAATAAATGGCACTACTTACAATACGGCTTCAAATGGTGTTGTAGATATCGGCAACACCGACACTGCCACCGTAGTAAAAGCCTACGTAACAAACGCCGAAGCGGTTACGATTACAAAAGGGCAAGTTGTTTACATTTTTGGTGCGCAGGGCGATAGGGCATCGGTAAAACTTGCAAAGAATACAAGCGACACATTCAGCTCTAAAACATTGGGAATAGTAAGGGCAAATATTGCAGCGGGACAGGCTGGATGGATTACAACACAAGGGCAGGTGAGCGGCATCAATTTAAGCGCATATAATCCGGGAGATATTCTATGGTTAGATAGTGTTGCGGGTGGGTTTACAGCTACAAAGCCACAAGCTCCTTATCATAGTGTTTTTGTGGG